TACGGCTGAGACGCCGCCTTTCCATCTCGGATGGTCATCTAACCTCATCCCCCACTTTTCTTTTCGTTCTTCTTGTGTAAATGATTCGTCGCCCGCGTTCTTTCTTCTAGTAATACCGTATAAAGCCAGTCGTTTGTTAACTAGCGTTTTTCCACACCCTAGAATCTCCGCGATGCTACGAGTGCTTAGTTTTTGGGATACATACAAATCGAGAAGAGCCTCTTTTGTGACATTATCACATGCGTTGGGTTTTCGTCTGTTAACGCCAGCTTCACTTAGGCGACTTAAAATAAATGATTTATTCACTCCATACTCATCCGCAATCTGAATGCTTGACAATCCCTCTTGGTATTTTCTAACAATATCCTCATTTTTAATGTGCGTGTACCTATTATGCGCTATTCTTACCATATTAATCACTCCTCGCTGTGATTTCTCGGCATTAAATAAGGCGGAAGAGCACCGAGATATGCTCTTGTCGATTCGGCTCATGACTTCCGTTTCTATCCGCCATAGTAATATATTAACATTATAATTTGCGTTAGTCTAGCGTTAACTTTAGTATAACCAATCCGGTTTTGCTACGACACGCGCTTTTGGACGCGAAATATTATCGACTGCTTGCTGTAAAGCATCTAAAGAATCGTCGTGGTCTGCAAACGGGTATTGCGCCATTTGATCTAGTAAAATCGTATGGCGGTCGTTAAGCACTAGCGTCTTATTTTGCAAGATAGGCTCTAGCGATTCAATTCGCTGCTCCTTCGATGATTTGTGCGACTTGATGTCGTTGATATGACAGTAGTTGATTCCGAGATACCTCGTTTTTTCTTGTAATTGACGATAAAACTCGTGGTAAGCATTAATCGTCTCTACGTTTAAAACGCGAATACGCCATTGTTCGATTCTCTCTATAATGACGTCCATGAATTTATGGGGCGGCTCTTTCGTTGCGTACTCGTCAAGGACGAATATATGTCCTGTTTTTTCATAACGACCTACAACGATTAATGAATTGTAATCGGACCGTCGATTTTTCCCCATACTTACGTCCCACGCTCCTACGACTAGAAGTTCGCGAACGTCAATCTTTTTACCGTCGAAAATAACGTATGCCATACCGTTTTCATATTGCATGTGATGTTTAGCGTACTTTTCGGGAAAGAAATACTGCTCATCTTCACTGAATGCGAGATTTCGATACTCCGAGTTGAATGCTTTTGATCCCATGTTTACTTTTTCATGCATTAATGCGCGATATGTCCATCTCCAAGACCACGCCAGTTCCACGCCATCTTCTAGCGCCTCTTTATTTGCTTCGTAAAATGCGTTAGGCTCCGTCATATCTTCGGAGCGAGCGTATATTTCGCAGTATTGTTCCCATAATTGCGGATTGACAGGCTCGCTAACAATCGCACTATGAAACGATGATTTGAAATCTTTACGTGCTAAAACCGTCGATAAAAGCCCTGTAGCGCTCACAATAGTTCCCACGACTACAATCGATGTAGACTTCGAACCTATTGGCATTACAACCGCATTAAACCAATGCACTAATTTTTCTCTCGCCTCTTTTGTCGCTTCATTGTTCATTGATGACGGATCATCTATTATTACTAAATCCGGGCGATACGAACCGTGTCTTTTACCCCTCAACTGTTTACCGGACGACGACGCCTCTATTAGCGTGTTTGTCGTCGTAATAAACGCTTCTTCGTTATCCTTTTCGTTCTGCTGATTTCGGACGTCTAAAAGTGGCCCGAAGTCCTCGCGTATCTTTTCATTGAACTTTATTTGTTTATTCACCCATCCGATTAACTTTTTAGATAAGTTATCTGTTTCGGATATTACTAGGATATATTTACGGCGACGAAATACCGTCTGATGTAAAGGGAACGTGTTAGAAAAAACGCCGGATTTCGAATTTCCTCGGGCCGCCGCGATAGCAAGACGCGCTGAACGGTCCTCATGGTTTACATGATCGCATAGCCCGTAAAATTCCCGGTGTATAGGCGCCATCATATCGATTGAATCGTGCGGTTTATCGTCCGCGTGTTGAATGATATTATCTTCATTCTCCGGATTACCTTCATCGGATAGATATTCGTACGCAAAATAAGCGACGTCTACTTCCGCACGATGCACGCGCTTTAACTTCACTAATTCCGCTTTATATTCGAGTAGCTGTTCCGAATGATACTCCGTCCCTTTTCCCGACTTAATAACCGCAGCTAATTTACGAAGTGTCTCCGTTACAATTTCGATACGTTCCGCTCTCTGCTCGCGGTCTAGCCAGCTACCATTTATATACGCCATTTGCGTTCTCTCCTTTCCGTTAGAATATTTTTATGTATTGCGTCAGTTTTACGTTGACAACCGTTAACTATTTGCGTTAATATGAATGTAAGAAAACAAGAACGCGGTATATTCGATTAATACCGCCAAAGGAGACGATATTATGAGCGAAGTATATCCGTTAAAAACTAAAGCCGATATTGAGGCGATGAAAAAGTCGTTACATGGTCGCGATTTACTGATGTTTATCATCGGCATTAACTCGTCACTACGTATTAGCGATATTGTTAAGCTAAAACGCGAGGACTTCGAAGGTGAGCGCCTTATCCTACGCGAAAAGAAAACGTCTAAAATGAAATACGTATATATTAACGATTCAATCCGCAAAGCACTTGAGGAATTAGCGCCAACATCCGGTTATCTGTTCCCTAGCCGTAAATCAGACGATAATGGTGAAGTAAGACCGATCACTCCTACGCAAGCACATCGTATTATCAAAGACGCAGCTAAACGCGCTGGCATCGAATATAACGTAGGGAGCCACACAATGCGGAAAACATTCGCGAAGTTTGCGTATGATAACGGTACAGATATTGCGTTGTTAATGCGTATCCTAAATCACTCCTCGGCGAGTGAAACGTTACGTTATATCGGGATTGAACGAAAGCACCAAGACGCTGTATTCTCGGGCGTAAATTTATAATCGGAATTAATGACGGGCATCCTTCGGGATTGTCCGTTTTTTCTTCGTGTTCATTTCTGCGTTGATTTACCGTCGATTTAGGCGTTCTAAGCTCCGACCTAGTTAGCGGTCATGTTCCGTACTAAGACGGCTCACAGGCGCTTATTTGACGGGAAAACGATGTAGCGTTTATAATTGCGTGTAACTGACGCCATGAGTTCGAAAATATAATTGCGAAATTTTTACGAGTTGCTGTCCGCTTGTATTGCGATTGCATACCCGAGTTCAAAATTTTATAGCCGAATCGCGCTTCTCAGACGTTGGTGTACCGAATATGGCGCTTGGGAGTCCGCAACTTTAATCCATCCGAATTGTATATCGTTGCATAGCGAATATCAATTTAACAGATTTTCATAGATTGAATAACGCCCACAAACGTTGATATAACGCCATTCATACGTAATCATACGTTAATATGTTTATACAACGTTTTATACATCGTTATTATACCGCCATTTCTAACGCACATGACCGCCTTAACGCTGCATAAAATACTGTATAAAATCGGAGTATATTTCGCAGTACCCCCTCGGAATTTTAGACCGTACGTCCGACCTGGCATGTCAGCCGGTGTATATCGGAGTACATACGTAGTCACTCGTCATACCATAACGGAGCATATCCGCTACACTATCGCTATCCATCGCCATACATATACGGAGCACATCCGCTACCCATACCGATATAACTGACATATCCGCTATCCATTACGATACACTACCGCTAATCCATACCGTTTAAATATTCCGCTATATAATGGAAGAAACTCGTTATATATCCGCTCATATACCCGTAATCCATAGCGGTAATGTCGGATGATTATAGCGGTCGATTATCCGCAATCCATACCGCAAATATTGACGTTTATTCCGACATATATGTACGCTAGTATTAGCGCTATATTGTTCACAATATCCGATTAATACTTCGATTAGTTACTGCGGTTAATCCATACCGCTATTTATTAGCGATAATAAACCGATAGAAATGATTGGGCGGAGGCTTTAGCCGACGCAGATAGCTTTGCTATCTAAAACCTTTTTTGTGCCGGCAAGCCGTCCCAAATCCTTTTAATTTATAACGTTAATCCATACCGATTAAATATTACGCCATCTATTATCGAATAATCTCGCTCCTCTAAGATAAAGAGAAGAATTTGCGCCAAAAGTGCCGTCAGCCTTACGGAGAGTAAGCGTCAAGGCACTTTCAATAGGTGCAGTTTTCGTCGTATAAATCGCCTAATAGGTGCAGTTTTCGTCGTATAGATTTACGCTCACTTATCGTGCTGCTCGAACATCTTACGTACTGCGCGTGTCCACTCCGTCTCACGTTGTTGTCGGAACATCAAATCGGGATGCACTAGGTAGCGCGTTGTATTCCCACTAGTCGTAGACATGAGCGCCTTGCGTCCGCGTAGTTTCGATAACGCCCTCGTCACTGTATCGGCATCATGTCCGATTAATAACGCTAGATGATCGCGTGTTAAATGTACGATGTTGCCTACGTCTGTTTCATCCGGATTAAAAACGAGGTAGTATTCACTGTAGTGGAAATACGGAAGAATCTTATAAAGTAGACCTACGTCATTAAGCGATAAATCCTCGATAACTTCCTGTAACTTACGCTGGTATACTTTCGTAAACTTAGCGCCATCTGTAACGTAGCCCATCGTATGATAATCGGATGTAACGTAAAATACGTTTGAGCGTCCTTCCTTAACGATATTAATAATACCGATGTCGCAAAGCTCACCTAAAATATCGATGGTAGCGCGTTTGCTACGTTTGAATATACGTTGAATCTCCGTTTGTTTTAACGGCTTTCCATTGCTAATAAGTTTGCCATCCGCTTTAAACCGCATGTACGGCAATAACTTTAAAACAGCTCCAGCGTGAGTTAGCGAAAGCTCTCCGATAATATCGCCTATTGAATCGTGATAAGCCGATACCCAATGCGAGCCTTTCTCGCGCTCTAAATACGCTTGTCTATCTAGATATGCTTGTCGTTGTTGCGGACTTGTTAGCGTGTAACCTATTGCAATTTCGCCGGTTGTAATATCGATTGGTCTTACGTTGCTCATTGTGCGATACCTCCGATTACTTGCTCGGCGGTAATTTCGCCTATATAAAACGCAGTGAAAATTAAATTATGCTCGGCAAAGTCGTACTCAACGCCTAACTTCTCACATACGCTCTTTTCCAAACATTGTGCCGCCAATATACTACTCCATTCCGCTCTATCGTATAACGCCTTCATTTCCGATAAAAGCATTAATGTAGATTCGTGTTTGAATCGAGCGAGTAACGTTTCTTTACGTTTGTTATATTTACTCATCCGCTAGCACCGCCTTTAACACGTTCCATCTGCGTCTCTAACTCCGCTAATGCTTGCGTTGCCTTGCGTGCTTCACGTTGTAACGCCTTTAGCCCCGTAAGAGCCTCCGATACGTCAACGTCTACCTTAACTGTTAAATCCGATAATTTGCGCGATTGTTTATCCGCCATATTCCTCGTCTCCATTCGATTGTGTGTCGCTTAACGTCCGCCGACGTACTAATAAAACCGCCCAGCGTGCGGAACATACCCGTCACATGCGTTTACCGAGCGAAATAAAATAAAACCGCCACAATAATCCGCAATAGAATACGGAAAACGGGCGGACGATATCGAAAATGTAGTGCAGCCCTCGGAAGGTTTCTGCGCATGGTCCGTATAGGACAGTCAATAAAAGACTGCGGATATACCGCAATCAATCCCGTAAATGCGATACTGTACGTAGTTTAGTAGGGCGCTCATCTCGCGCCTCGCAACGGTAAATGTAATCGGAATGGACGTAGTTTCTTCGAGTGACTACGCCGCTTATATTCCGTTAGAATTACGTTTCCTAATAACTAAGATACAAACTACGCAGTTTCTTGCGGAATTTCCGATAATTTAAATACTAATACCGGCTGTACCGCAGTAAATTCGTTATATCTACGTCGTCTCTCTTCGTTACGAATCATCGCTTGCTCATCACGGAGTAAATCTTCGTGTATCGAGCGTTTCCTACGTTTTGGCGTCGCATAGTTTCGCCCGTTTGTAGCGATAGTTTCCGCATTAGAGAACGGAGCCTCGCCCTTCTGTACGCCTGTATTACGTTCGTGAGCGCCCTCTGTGCGCCTCGCCATCTGCATAGCGCTAAGGAACGAATATTCCATCTCACGCGCTTTATTCTGCGATTTGTCCGTTAATTCCTCATACAGACATAAGTCAGCTAAACGGTCAAGCGCCTGTGCGTCCGGTAAATTAATCGGAGGCAATACGACTTTCTTGCCGGTGTCCTCCGCCTTTGCTTTCGCCTCTGCGAGTTTTCTATCGTTCAATGCTGCATGTGCTACGGCGTATTGCGTTGAAACTGCGTCAATTAAAGGCAAGCGCTCTGCCCGTGGTAGACCGGCTTTCGTTTGCTTACGGATTTGCTCCGTTTGTTCGTGTAATTGCGTTGTGTATGTTGTCATTATTCCGCCTCCCCTTCGATAAAGTCCTCTGCGCTCAACTCTCCGTCCATCCACGCCCACATCTCGTATACTTCGTCTAGTTCCTCGGTAGCCTCCGATATATAGTGCGATACTCTTGTGAAGTCGACGCCCATAATCTCCGCTACTTTCGCTTGTTTATACCCGTCGTAGTAATGAAGTCGAATAGCCTCCGCCTGTCTAGCGGTCAATTCCGCCTTTTGTACCGCTCTTTCGAAGTCGATTAGCGTGTCAGAGGCGTCTAAATCTCCGACATATCGGCGCTCTCTTAGCGCGTGTAAGTTTGATAATACGGCTTTAGCCGTTGATTTGCGTTTAGTCATTTCGTTGTTCCTCCTTAAATTTGCGTATGATTTAATCCATACAATTCGACTAACCTTTCGATAAACGGCGCATATAGTCCGTTATATTTCGCTCGATTCATCTTCTTAGCCGCAGTCATAATCGGCTCTGTCATCGGCTTTTTGACGTCTGTAACCGTTGAGAACGTACCACCTTGCGTGTGTTTATCGCTTGCTCCGTAGTAATTCGTATGACTTCCGTTATGTGTAATCCATATATCGCCTGTTTGCGGCCAGTAGTGCGCACTTGTATCGCCATCCCGAAACATTCCGTAGTAGTACGGCTGTCCGTTCTTCAAAATAAGCGAATCCTCACGTTTCCATCCGTAATGGTATTCGGATAGCGAAGGTAATCCGTACCTTGCG